TGTAAAATCTTCGAGGGGGGTGTCCTTCTGTCCCCAGGGGAAGATAAACATCACAAAGTTGTATGGATCGTCCGCAACTTGAGGCGACCAAACTTCGGTCATCAGTTGCTGTTCAGCTTCAGCTCCGTATTTCATATATTTACCAAAATAATGAATAGTAGAAAATTACCAAGTCCCGCTATGGTTAGTATTTCTATCATTCCAGTTATTACCTCTTTCATATTCTACTCAAAAAAAATTAAAAAAAATTAGCGCAACAGTTACACATACAATACCCGTGCGAAAAAATGTAAGGGGGGGTCAATCATTTAAAATCGGAGCATGATTTGTCAGATTGTGGGCAACCCTTACTGATAACGCCTTTTATGTTTGTTATCCGCCCTTTTTCTTTTTTAAATCCTTGTTAGGGAATTGCTCTCTTGCTGTAGGTATTGATTTAACAGCATTTATAATCTTTGGTTCTTTGTTATCCGCCACCTGTCCGCCGAGTCTATCTTTTGCACCAGATAAAACATCATTTAGATTGATAGTAGCGTGAACGTTCTCGACTCGATCCTTCCACGTCTTCGCATCTTGATTCTTTAAGTAGAATATCTGGGCAGTTACGTTGCCATCAGTGGCAGAAGTGAACAAAGAGTTTGTAACCTGTGCCAGTCCTTTCGCCTTCCCCCTTTTTATAGCGTCTTCAAAATCTACACTTCTTTTTCTATTGCGGTCTATAGTATTCCATGAAACGCCCATTGCACGGGCAATTTGTGTAGTTCCTAAACCTCTGGACGCTAAGTTCTCCACTTGCTCTAAGTCTAAAACAATCTTCTTTCTTCCGCCCTTTTTAAGAGATTTATTGTCTTTTTTTGGTGTTTTTTGCTCCATAACTGATTTTTTTTATTGCTCCTAAGACCCCTATATTACAACATTCTTCATAAAAACCCTAAATTTTATTGCTTAAGTGTTTGTAATATAGAGTAAATTAGAGTTATAATTCGTACTGTAGGGAAAACAAATACTTTAGGAGGTACTTACAAAATGAACGACATAATAAAAAAAGTTGAATCAATAAACGAAAACCAACTACACATGAAAATTGTAGCTATGAGAGTTAAGGCAGTAATTAGAGCTAAGAGAGAAGGAAATAAATCTTTAATGGATAACGCATACAAGGGAGCAGTTGAAGTATGCACTAACAAATTAAAACTTTCTATGAATGACACCATAAAAACAATTAACCATATGATATGGATTAACAACTAACCCCAACCCAACCAATCAACCCCGCTATATGTGGGGTTTTTGGGTGCAAGTCATAAATTATATTACTTTAGGAGGTAAACATGACAAAACTACATTACACAAAATACCAAGAGAATTATAAAAACTATATTCTTGCTTGTTTAGATGATGAAGATTCTTTGATTGGTAAAAACTTATCAAGAGAAGAAAAGATTAAATATCTATTTGATAGATTTAATTCAGAATGTGGTTGGAAAGTTGGAAGAACTAGAAACGATACCAGGCAAAATGTTCTTGCAGAATGGTTAAGCGGTATAGCTATTCATATTCCTTACTCATACTGCGATATTATAGAGCTGGCAAAAAATATGGGGTCAGTAGACTATAACTTATCAAGCGTACAAGAAGATAGAATTTGTGAGAACTATTGGAACTTCATGTCCTACATGATTTTATTATTAGAAGAAGAAATAAAAGAGGTGGCGTAATGAGTGCAATACAAAAACCGAAGAAAGTAATGATAGCTTATAACTCTAAAGAATGGAAAAAAATACATAATCCCATATTTAAAAAGGCAGATAAATTTTGTAAGTCTATAAATGCTTATGATGATGTTTGGTTTTGGTATGTAGCGGAAGAAACTGCCAAAAAGATTTTTAATAAGCAATTAATCATTGACAGAAAATGTATAGCAGAAGTTTTTAAATGGCGAGATTTAGGGGTTTGTGATTATGACCATAATATTTGGTCAGACTTTGCTAACCATATTAAGGCGGTGCAACAATGAAACCAAGATCACACAAAAGCATTATCGGACAACTTCGCAAGAAGTACGGACTGAAAGACAATACGCCTATTCACAAAGTAGAGCAAATAATGACAGCCGAGGACTGGCAAGCGTTTAGCATGGCGCTTACTTTCCCTAATGGCAAACCAACAAACAGGGGTAAATGATGAAAAAATATGTAATATCCATAGAAATGGGAGCAAGTAGACAGCACTCAATAGAAGCAAAAAATCTTCTTGATTTATTTAATCAATTAGAAAAATATAAATCAAAACATACTATTTATAATGATGAAATTATAAGCATACAGGAGCAAGACTAATGAATAGAGAAAAATTAATTAATAAATGCCAAGATTTAATAAGCAATGGACGTTGGTATTTCCAAAAAGATTTCGTTGAAATTATATGGAATGATGACATGGACTGTTGGGTATATTAAGATTTCAATACCATGAAATTTGAAACAGCAGATAGAGGTAAGCAACATTGGTTATTAGAAAATTTATCAACAAAAACCATGAAAGAGGAGATAGATAGAGTAAGTAATGTATGGGAGCAAGACTAAATGGACTTACAACTAATACCAATACTTATATTCATGGCTGTATGTCTTTATGCAGTCGCACTAATCATCAAGGATAGAGATAAATGAAAATTAAAGATAAATATATAAATGAAGCAATAGGCTATATTGTTTTACACCAGCACGAGAACAAACTAAAACAATTAACAAACACCGATATTAAATATCTAAAAAGATTTTTTGGAAATTTATATATAAACAAGCAAAAAGAAAATGATGATTTTTGGAAAAATGGAAATTCCTATTACCACATTTTGAGAAAAGGTAATGTTAAATGTTATGCCACATATATCGGCAATCGTTGGGCGAGTTGGTGCAATATCAATAAAAAAACTGGTTTATTTGTAATTGATTCAGCTGATTATGGACCAGAAAACCCATGCGTAATGATATGTGATTTATATTTAGAGAACATAACCAAAAATATGTATGAGCAGTTAGAGGATAAAGATAAAAAATGATCTTTTCAATAAACATCAACGGCTTAATTGTTGACTGGTGCTACACCATAAACAACCAAGAGAAGCAGTATCATCAAACTTGGATACCCAAACTAAGCGACATACAAATACTAACCAAGGAATTAAACGGTCTTACAGTTAGCGAGGTTAGAAAGCTAATACTTGAAGACATACAACCCGATATACAAATGGTGAGAGATAACACCAACAAGAAGGCGAAAGCCAGGAGGCAAAAAAATGTCTAAAGAAGGAGATAGAATAAGAGAACAAATAGAAATAGAACGCGACTTGAAATCAGCACCAGTAAAAGATGTTGAGAGAGTCTATACCGTTGAGTTTATGCCTATTGAATTTAATATATTTGTAGGCAACAAAGCACCAACGAGGGAAGAAGTAGGAAGAGCAATCATTCAAGAGATTGAAAACGATACCTTTTATTATAAAGAAGTTATTAAACACGTTAAGCAAGATGAAGATTGACCCAATACAACTAGAACAAGCAACCGCATTTATATTAGAAACCAATAAATATATTTACGAACAAGCAAAGGAACTAGCAACGCAACACCTGGAAGCGGAGGACAACAAGAACTTCAAATTTAGGATTAAACGCTATGAGCCAGAAAGCAAAGAAACGCTTTTGCATTTCGCTGATGAGATAACCGCATGGGCTGAATGTGAAAAGAACTATCCGCTTATGGATTTCATAGATAAATTTTTTAAAACCAAAAAGGGGTACTAATGATTAGAGTGCAAATACACGGAACAACAATTTTCGGATATGTCCGAGGAGATTACAAAGAGAACAAACTCAAAAGAGTTGCTTTTCTTGACGAGGAAACCAAACAAGTAAGACGAATAACTAAAAACCAAATTAAAGAAACTTATCAAAAAGACAGGTATAACTAAAATGACTAAAACAATATTACAAAGCAGAATCACGCACAAAGAAACTAAAAAACCTTATGTGCTTTTAAAACAAGAAGGCAATAAATACTATATTGATGTTCTTGAATACAAGGGCGATAAATACGAACCAAAAAGAAAAAGCGGTGTTTATTCAGACATTGAATATTTTAAAACGTATGATGAAGCAGATACTTCATTCATTCAATCTTGTTTAAGGTATAATTAACCAATCACGAAAGCTGAGAAGGGTATCCTCAACCCCCTAAAGTATAAACTACTCTTCTTGGCTTTCTCTCTCCAACATCACACCCAAACCAACGAACAAGAAATGCTTATGTTGAACGCCTCTCTTTAGGCTTCGCAAAACTTTCCTCTCCCCATCAATCGCGCACCAAATAATATTTTGATCCATAAGATTCTGAATACCTTTACTAACGGTCTTCCTGTTCATGCCAATCATTAACGCCAAGTAGCTAACCGCATCATGGCTTGAATAATCCTGGGCCGAATACCTCTCGCACAAAGCATACAAGACTAGCTTCTCCCTACCCTTTACATCGGTCCTGCCCAGATGTTTCTTATACCACTTCCACACAACCTTTTTCAGCTTCGAATAACTCTTATACTTCATGGCTACACCGTAGGTTATCAACCCACTCTTCTCTGGACTCTCAATCGCTTCGACTACCAACCACCATTTCTCTTTATTCAACTAACTAACCGCCTTGAGACTAAAATCCCTTTTCGTAAACCAATCATTCATTAATACCATCGAGTCTGGGCAAATTGTATAGACTCTCTCCCTTTTATCCTTCCCTACTTTCTTGCACATATACCCTCTCGCCACAAAGTCCTCTAACACCGTTGCCACCGTTGACCTACTCCCCATACTGCTAGGCAATAGTTTCACTATTGCTTCAAAATTAATGCTTTTGCTACTCGCGTCAGCAATAGCAACTTCCAACACTAATAAATAATGCAACGGGTCAGACCACCAGAACGCCATAAAACCTTTTCTCCTCTTATTCCTGTAAAACTCATCTCTTGCTTCCACCATTCTTGCTTCTAACTGTTTCATTGTATGCTCCTATAATTTTCACGATTCATTTAGTGATTTGTTATATTATTACAAGCCAACATTATCGGTAAATATTACTGATATTTTTTACCACTGAGAGATGAGCCGACAGGCTCACTCTCTCTATTAGTCTAGTCTTGGATATATGGGTACCCGTATGGTCAATCATTGGGTATATGGGTACCCTGCTATTGGGTATATGGGTACCCAATCAAGTATCCTTCTTTTTGTCTTTTTTAGACTCTTTTTTGGTCTTTTTCTTACTAAATATCCTATCCCAATTATCCTCAAATATTTTCTTATCTATTTGTCTTGGTCGTTGGTCGCTTCCTTTACCGTTCATTTCATTTACTCCTTAGTCCCAATCAAAGGACTTTTTATTTTGATCTAAAATTTCTAAAACTGCGCCACGTCTAACCAATGTTTTGGTCGCATAATCTACGTTGCCAGAATTACTTTTAACTAGACTGGCTTTTACAACTGCCATTCTGTCTACTTCAATACCTTGCTCCAGGCATATCTTCTCGCAAGTATCGTTATCCGCTAACCACATAGCTATCGCAAAACGAACTGAGTCCGTGATGGACGAGGCTCCGCGAATTTCTGCTCTGTGAGAAAGCGCATCATCTGAGTCATTAGTAAGAGCCGATTTTGCCAAGTGATGAACTGTGAGACAGGTAATACCTAACCTTGCGCTAATATTTGCACAATAACTACCCCATAACTGGCCAACTTCATTGCTTGAACTAATATTTCCCGTTGTAAATGCTTGTAATGGGTCGAATACAACCAGTTTTAAATTTGGTATTGTCTTTAATTCTTCTACTAACTCAGTTGCCTGGGACGTAATCCCCTCTTCTCTTAATAAAATCATTGGTTCTTTTTGTTCTGGAATAGGAAATACATAAACGTCATACTCCGACTGGAAACGTAAACCTAATGGGTCTAACGATGCAATCCTTCTATGCACTTCACCAAGATCATCTTCAGCTGCAAAAATTACAGTAGAGCCTTTTTGTTTTATGGTTTTACCCCACCAATCACCGCCAGTTGCAATGCCTAAAGCTAATTGAATCATTGATAATGACTTTCCGACTCCTCCAACTGCCGCGATAATTCCAGGTTTACCAAAGGGGATAAAGCTATCTACTAACCACTCTATTGGTTTTGGTTCTTCAACCAAGTTACGAATAGCATATTGTCTGATATTAAACTTCGACTCAACCAACTCTAACTTAACTTGATCTAAACCCTTCTCTAAATACAAATCATTAAAGTCTCCAATAATAGAAGGCAATCTGGAAACTGCATTAGTAATACTATTGACTACTTCATTGGCACATCTTTCGCCAATCCCAGAGGTATCGTTATCAAGTGCAATAATAAACTTTGCATTAGTGATAGAACGCAATCTAGTACAAGCAGAGACACAGAAATTTGCAGAGAATACCACCGCGACAGGTAATCCAGTTGCTTCGTATATAGAGGCTCCTGTTGCATATCCTTCACATAAAATAATTGTTTCTAAACCAGGTAATTCATGCGCTTCACAACCAATTAAGAATACATTTCCTTTAACTTCACCGCCTCCAGCAAACTTTTTACTGCCATCTGGCATGATGTATTGAAGGGACTTTATTTCTGAAACTAATATTCCATTATCATTATTCCTTATGATAGAATACACCCCGATTAATAGGTTTCCATTAATCGTTTTTAAACCATAATTTTTAATCTTTTTATCTGTGAGATACTTATGCTCTATAACTTCATTCGCACCAGCAAACTTTTCCTTAACGTATACGGCAACTTGTTCATGCTGTATTTTCTTAGCCTCCTCTCGCCTCTTTTGTGCCTCTTCCATCTTGGTTTGTAATACCCTTTTTTGCTCGGCAGACATCTCATTAGGATTATAAGAAGTAAACTTGTTTTCTAAATTGGTTCTCCAATTACCATAAACGCATACAAAGTTTTGATCTAACTGGTTGTACACATAATACCCAGAACGCTCACCACCCCTATCTGGTCGATGGTTAGGCCCAGCACTTACTGAAACTCTAACTAAGTTTCCTGTTGTATCTAAATAATCAACTAACAAACCATGAGAACGCATCTCATTAATTAAATCAGCATTAGATTTACTTGTATTACTAAAGGCATAGTTGTCATCTATAACAACGCCCTTATCTCCATAAAATTGTGTTAAGTCAGTCATCAGCCTGTGCCTTGGAGTTATTGAGATAACT